TATCGGCCAGCTCAGTGATACCGTCATTGCCCTGGAGCGTGATCAACAGGATGCTTCAACTGACACCACCTGTAGGGTTCTCAAGAATCGCTATACCGGCGAGACTGGCCCAGCAAGTATGTTGAGGTGGGACCGGAACACATGTCGGTATGAAGAGATCAAGTCGTTGTGTTCTGACGGGTACTCAGTCGAGAGCGTCACAGCGTCTCTGATGGGAGAAGACTACTGATGCGCCTAATCTTCGACATCGAAACAGACGGCCTCTATCGTTCTCTCTCCACCATTCACTGTGTTGCCATCTACGACATTGATTCTGATCAGACTTTGGTTTTCAATGATCAAGGTACTGGCTGCCCTGGCTGCATTGGCGGTGGCAGGTCTATCGCTAATGGAATCAGCCTCCTGGACAGTGCCGATCTGATCATCGGTCACAACATCATCTACTACGACATCCCTGTAATCCAGAAGTTCTTCCCCTGGTTCAACCCAGTAGGTAAGGCTATGGATACACTGCTTCTCTCTAGGCTCACCTACCCAGATCTCAAGGAACGGGACTTCGCACAGCGTCCCCGAGACATGTCTGCTGGCCTATACGGTCGGCACTCGCTTGAAGCCTGGGGCTATCGCCTGAACGAGAAGAAGGATGACTTCGGTAAGACAACAGACTGGAGTAGTTGGTCTCCTGAGTTGGAGAAGTACATGGTTCAAGACGTTCACGTTACCACCAAACTATGGTTCGACTTCCACAAGACTTATCCTGGCTTGCCTTAGAGCACACTGCAGCAGAGATATTGTCTGCACAGGAAGTGTACGGTTGGCGTTTCGATGTTGAACGTGCTCAGAATCTCGACGCACAGTTGAGCCAAGAGCTGCGTACTCTCCAGGAAGAGGCCATCGACAGGAACCCACTGGTGCCCGATGTTGAGTTCACTCCTAAGCGGAACAACAAGACAAAGGGCTACTACGCTGGCGCACCTTTCTTCAAGCTGCAAGACTTCAACCCAACTAGCAGAGACCAGATTGCCTGGATCCTTATGCGAGATGGATGGAAGCCTAAGCAACGAACAGAAAGTGGCAAAGTCCAGATCGATGAGGTTGTGCTTAAGGAGGTGGGAACACCTACTGCACTCTCATTCCTTCGGATGTTAGGGCTAACCAAACAGATCGGGATGCTCTCTCAAGGAGACAATGCCTGGTTGAGGTTAGTCACTCCCCAAGGGAGACTTCACCACCACTGTTCATCCATTGCTGTCACTCATCGATGTGCTCACCGTGGACCAAACCTGGCTCAAGTGCCTAGTGATCTGAGGTTCCGTGAGCTATTCATTCCTGATGAAGGTGATGTGATGGTCGGTGCTGACCTTTCTGGCATCGAGCTTCGCATGTTTGCTCACTACCTAGCCAAGTACGATGATGGCAAGTACGCTGACATCCTTCTCAATGGTGATATTCATCAGGTCAATGCTGACAAAATTGGTATCAGCCGCAAGGCAGTCAAGACTGTCACCTATGCCTTCCTCTACGGAGCAGGCGATGAGAAGATCGGACTCTCCTATGACCCTCAACTGAAACCAGCAGAGGCAAAGAAAAAGGGTGCTGAGATTAGGAAGGCATACCTTGAAGCTATTGACGGCTTGGAAGAGTTAGTCAAGGGTGTCAAGGATGCTGCATCTAGTAGGGGCTACATTCTCTCAATCGATAAGCGACGGATCAAGGTGACTTCACCTCACAGTGCTCTCAACTATCTACTCCAGTCAGGTGCTGGTGTGATTGCAAAGCGTTGGATGGTGATGGCTAACCACTCCATCTTCGTTGCCTTACTGAACACGATTGTGCATCAGTTGGCATTTGTCCACGACGAGCTGCAGTTCACCTGTCACCCTGAGTTCACCAAACAGTTAAGTGAGATCCTTACATCATCAGCTCAAGCGGCTGGTGAGTTTTACAACATGCGCCTACCCATCGCTGCCGAAGCAAAGGTCGGGAATAACTGGGCCGAAGTACATTAACCACCACATACATGGCATTGCTAGTTGATGCAGACTTCACTCTCTATATGAGTGCGGCTGCTTGTGAGACCGACTACGACTACGGTGATGATGTCATCGTTGTTCAGAGTAGGTTCGGTGATCTCCAACAAATCCTGACAAGTGAGTTCAGGAAGATGTCTGAGCGGTTCCCAGGACAAGAGCTGATCTTGTTCTTCTCTGACAGTCAGAACTTCAGGAAACAGATCTACCCTGAATACAAAGGTGCCCGTAACCGCAAGAAACCTTGTGGCTATCGACGGGCCATCGACTGGCTCAGTGAGAACTACCAGATCGAGCGAGAGCCTCAACTGGAGGCCGACGACCTATTAGGTATCTGGCAAAGCAGAGACAACTCAGAGCACATCATCATCTCTCCAGACAAAGATCTTCGCCAGATCCCTGGTCGCATCTTCGACGGCAAGGAGCTGTTTGAAGTGACACCTGAGGAAGGCATTCGCTGGCATCTGATTCAATCCCTCAGTGGGGATCAGACGGATGGTTATGGCGGTTGCCCTGGTATCGGAGTGAAGAAAGCAGAAGGACTTTTCGACAAGTTCGGCCAGTCCTGGTCAACAGTAGTAGCTGCATACGAGAAGGCTGAGCTAACTGAAGCTGACGCTCTGATGAATGCTCGCCTCGCCAAGATCCTCCAACACGAAGACTATGACTTCACTACCCAATCAGTACGACCGTGGACTCCAGCAGCTTCCTGAGCTGAAGTTTGAACTGAGACTTGAGCAACAGCTTACTCTTTCCCAGATTGAGGCTGACCTCTCCAAGTGCTCCAGGTCTGAACTGGAGTCACAGATCAAACGAGTCACCACTCTCTACTACATCCACAGGAATCAAGTAACTGATCTTCTACGACACATCACCTCTAATCACATGGCCTCGATGATCCCCTCCAACCTTGGAGCTTTACCTGAGCCTGAACCTGAACAGGAACCTCAAACCGAAGAATGGAAGGCAAAGGTTCAAACTGAGCCTTACGAAGTTGACTTCATTCCCTCTGACGCACTACTGAATCTCTGATGTCTGACGTTCAATCCACCCTTGAACAGCGCGGCTCCCGCTATGGCCAGTTCACTGGTCAAGCTGAGGTAACCCAAAATCTCAAGTTCCTCATTAAGCATGAGCTGAAGGAGAGAGGTAAAGTTCTCCCCTCAATTCAGCAAGAAGCCTTAGATATGATCTGCTCTAAACTTGCACGGATCATCAACGGTGACAACAACTACGACGATAGTTGGCATGACATCGCTGGCTATGCATCGCTGGTTGTGAAGGACTTGAATGGGGAGGGGACCTGAGATGTGGTGCGATACCTATCTTGCTGCAAATCAATTCAGGTTAGCCATGGGATCCCCCATTGGGACCGTAGAGCCAGCTTCCAAGGATGACCGTCTTCAGATCTCCCTCATTGAAGAAGAATCAAATGAATTGATTGAGGCTTGGGAAGAAGAATGTAAGACAGGAGCTGAGCCAGTCCTTAAGGAACTAGCTGATCTCGTCTACGTCTGCTTCCAGCTTGCATCTGCCCGTGGTTGGGATCTGAGCAGCGCATTGGGCCGTGTCCATAAATCCAACATGAGCAAGTTGGTCAATGGCCAGCCTCTCAGGAATGAAGACGGCAAAGTGCTCAAAGGACCAAACTACAAACCCCCTACTCTCACTGACCTCGTATGATTACCGCACAGAAAGTTGTCCGTACTGGACGAGTTCAAAGCTGGATTGACAATCCTGAATCCAGACTGCCGGTATCGTGTACCGTCTTCGTCGTCGAAGATGAGATGGAAGGGGAAGATGGGATCGAAGCATCATGGCGGTTTGTATCCCACGCTCTCCGCAACGGTGCAGGGGCTGCAGTCCACCTGTCGAAGCTGCGTCCCCGAGGTAACGACAATGGCCGTGGGCTGGTCTCCAGTGGCCCTGTGAGCTTCGCCAAGGTCTACAGCACCCTGAATGAGACTCTCCGTCGTGGAGGTGTCTACAAGAACGGTGCCGTGGTGTGTCACCTCGACATCAACCACCCTGACATCTTGGAGTTCTGCAACACCAGCCGTAGCGAACTGGAGTGGATCAAGCGATGCGTCGATCTCGATTGGGATCTCTGGGATGCTGCTGATCAAGAAGTTCGTGATGCAATCATTGAGGGGATCAAGCGTGGAGACA